TCAGTATTTTCTCCTGAATTAAATACACCTTCATTTGATATACCATCATTTAAGGATTCAGCAGGTTCTATTTTGAAGTTTCCAACTGAATAGTTACCAGATTCTTCGTATGTTCTCTTTGCAAAGTAATCTTTAATTAAATTATATTGTGTTTTATTTTGAACTTTCTTTAATTCACCGTCATCAAGACGCATGATTTCAATAAAATTCTTATCATTGTAGTCTGTTAAACCTTTTTTTGATAAAGTTGTAGATATTTTTAAACGATCTGCACCGGGAGCCGCGAAGTTTGAGAATCCTCTTGCATTATCATAGAGAGAATCATCATCATTTGCAGTTACTAATTGTTCTTCGATGAATAATCCAACTCTGTATGATGGTGTATTTGTATAAGGGTCAAGAACTAACTTATCAGCTGATACATTTACAAAATGTCCACGAATAAAGAAAACTCCATCGGCAATAGAAACTCTACATCCAGTTGCTGATGCGCCTATGTCAACTAAAGTTGCTACAGTATCTCCTGAATTAATTAAAGTATTTCCATATACAAGAGACTCTTGTATTAAAAGATTTTCACCATCTTCTAAAAATTTTGAGGTATTATCGTTTCCTGCATCAAGATATTTTACAAAAAATGTTAAATCTGTAATTCCTGTAGCATCATTTGGTAATGAATAATCATCAATTAATATTTTGATACCAGTGCTTTGTCCTTCTAATATTTTTCCTTTTAATTGGTCAACATATAATGATACTGGAATACCTAAATGATTAGAATTTAACTTTATCGAAAAATATTCTGAATCATATTGACTATTTCCGGGAATCACCATTGACCCCTCTTTGAACATATGACTACCGAACGATTCAATCTGATCTTGTAAGATAGATTGTAAAGTTGTTAATTCCCTTGCCTGAACAGGCTTACCCGGATTAAATAATACCTTATAAAAGTTACTATCCTTTGAAAAATCGTCGTAATATGGATTTATATTTAAATTAGTTTTCTGTGGCATTTTTTAGAATTCCAGAATGATTTTAACATCTTCTTTTTGTCTTGAGTTCCTAGTAATAGTCGCTCTATTGTCAATGTAAATTACATCACCCGACCCTTTATTTATCTCAGGTGTAGCAAGACCATTTGTGAAAGTCACTCCGAGTCCTACATTCTTTGAACTTACTGTGGTAATACCAAGACTGAATGTAGTTTCAATTGATCCACTAAATCCACTTGGCCCTGAAACTTGGTTTGTTGATGATTCAAATCCAAGAACTTGACCTGCAGTTGAAATACCAACATAATCTGTCTGATCAGTTGAGTTTCCAAAATACAATGATCTATCTTGAATATATTTCATTACTTTTGTTTCTGCATCAAATGATGCAACATAACCAACTGCTTTAAGTCCACTCCCCAAAGTTTGAGTGATTTTTTCACCAATTGCTGGTGTTGTACCATTTGTTGATGTGAATTTAAATGCACTTAATGATGAATAAGAATCACCAAAGTAAATTGATGTAGTTCCGATTGATGTTGGATTTTTAACCAACTCAACTTGAGCGAATTTAGTAGTTAGTGGGAAATCTTTATTATCTCCACCAAACCTTGCGTATACTAATACGCGATCAGTTCCTAGTTCTTCATATACATTATGTCCATGTCCCTTTGATGGAGGAATAATTGGTATTAGTTTTGCTTTTGTCGAAGCATTTGCATTAATTGAACCCAAGTCAACTAATCCATAACTATAACCTTTACCGCCAGAAGATACAACTGCGTTTGTTATTTTACCACTTACAACATCAACTACGACTTTACCACCAGTACCATCCCCAAGAATACTAAACTCTTGTCCTAGTCCACCAGAGTATCCTTCACCTTGATTGTCAATATATACTTTCTTAATTTGGTTATTGTTTGTATCAGAATCTCCATTCTCTCTTACAGATTGAATTGAAGCATCATTTGTAGTCGTCCATTCATTTGGAACTGCGATAAAATCAGTTGAATCAAACTTTATAATATCACTTGGTGAAACAGTAAATAAGTATTTCCAAATATACCCATCACCACTCTCCCCAGCTTTAGATGGTTCTAAGTCTGTAAATGTTGGCACATCCTGAGATGCATTACCTGTTGTGTTGATACCTGAAGAACCATTATCAATACAAACATAAACATTAAAGTTTTCATTCATTACATAGTATCTGGCATCATATAAACGAGATGACTGTGTAATTGGAGATGGTGAACTTACACTATAATCATGACGATACATTTCATATCTTGTTCCTTGCGTCCAATCAACTCTACGAACTAATCTTCTTACATTCTTACCAATTACTCTTTTTCCAAATAAACTGGTATCGCCAATATGATTGACACTATTAATATTATCTACTGGGTTTGGAGTTGCTGTATCCCATGTGGATGTTCTACCAAAGCCAACAACTGTAGGATTTGGTAAACTAACTGACACATAAAATGAACTAGATGGATCAGTACCTCCTACCCCTGTAACTGTATCAACAAAGTTACTTGCATTTAATATTCTAAACTGATCTGTTACAACTGCTGGCATTTTATTGCTTTTTTCCTATATTTATACTAGTTTTTATCATGTTAAGTTTTTGCGGAGTGCACCAGTGTCACGAAGACCAAAAACTCTTCGTTGCAATGTTGGGAAAGTACCTATTCCAACACCAGTTGTAAGACCCACTGTATTGCCGGTTATACCGATAGCGACTGGATTTGCTCTATTAAATGCACCTCCTCCACCTGCATTAAATAATCTTCCCCATGAGAATCGACCATTTACTCCGCTGTTAATACCAACAGTCACACCCAATCCAGTTGTATTTACACCCGAATGAATATTAACTAAAATTTCAGCAACATTTGCGTTCTTACTTATTGCTTGAATCATGTATACATTATCTGCAAAAGAAGTTCCAATTCCTACAGTATCTGCATTTACACCACTGGTATTTAATGAAGTTACTCCATTACCTACATGAGTATCAAATATGTATATTGGATATCCAGCAACTAAATCATTAAAGTTACCTGATTCTTTCTTCAATCCAATTCTCAATCCACGAGTTGAAACACCCACCGTAACAGTTTCGATAGCAGTTACAATACCTGAGAATCCTTGTACATTTTTAATATTAGTGATGCTTTCTTTTATTACATTTGGAGTTGGTGCTAATACTTCAGGGACATTTGTATTTGTATAACCAAATCCAACATTATTCATTGTTACTGATGTAATAATACCACTTGTAATATTTCCAGTTGCAACTGCAAATGTTGAAACTCCTGCAACTGCAAATTGAGTTGCGGCCACTCCAACTGGTGCTGCTATTGAAATACTTGTTGTTGATCCCACATAACCACTACCACCACTGACAACACTAATTGCAACTTGACCGGTATTTGAAACTGTTGCAGTTAATGCTGCAGCAACTGGTGATATATCATTCACGACTAATACACCAATATCATTAATTTGGAAACTAGTTGCAGAATTATCTTCCTCATAATCAAAGAACTTCGCATCATCAACAAATATGCTAGTTCCTTCTGCAGTGCCTGTACTTAAATCCCCTATCAATCTTGCAGTTGGATAAATTAGAGGTTCAATTGAATCTCTTGATTTAGAAATAATATTTCCACCAATAATCTTATCAACTTTTTGTTTAGTCCAATTAAGTGGTTTGAAGTTAACTTCATCAATACCAACACCAGTATAAATTTCAGTTTCAAAGGTATCTGATGTTGTAATACCAACAATTGTTCGACTTGACTGTGCAATTGTACCGGATATTGCATTATTGCTTGTAATATCAACGACATCTCCAGTTTTCACACTTTCAACAACATCAACCACTATGGTATCAACACCAGATGTTCCTTTATAGAAGAAAATTGCGACATCATCGTCTGCATCTGGAGGTGAAGTAAAGTTAAATGTTGTTCCACCTTCAAAGTCATAATCAACACCGGGATGTTGAATAACACCATTTACAAATATCAATAATAGATTTTTCATGTCTATTAATGATGAATCTGCACTATTTCTATCTATTTCAAAACTCAATAATTGTGAGTTAAGTTGTATCGGGAAACGAGTGCGAACTCCATCTTGTAAAGTTTTAATTGGGTCAGTATAATCAAACTCACCAAAGTCCCATGATGCAAATTCATCTGTGAATAT